AATTATTCGGCGGCAACGAACACAGGCTATCGTTCGGCGGCAACGAACACAGGCGATTATTCGGCGGCAACGAACACAGGCAATTATTCGGCGGCAACGAACACAGGCAATTATTCGGCGGCAAGCGTTGAGGGTAAGAGCAGTTTTGCAATTGCGACAGGGATTAACAGCAAAGCAAAGGGAAAACTCGGTTGCTATATCGCTGTTGCAGAGTGGGTGCAAAAAGATGATGGAGAGTATGAGTTAATCAATTTTAGAACGCATAAAGTTGACGGAAAAACCGTCAAGGAAGACACATACTATACGTTAAAAAACGGAAAATTTGTGGAGGTAAAAACGAATGAAGACATATAAGGTAATCGCTTTCTTCATTGCACAGTTCCTGCGTATATGGGTATCAGCGGCAGTGCTTGTTGCTACATATGTGCCGATGTCAGCTTTAGCTTATGCTGAACGTGGATACAAGGCAATCGGTGGCGAGATTATCCCACCAATAATGCTCACGGCTGTTGCGTGGGTAGGTATGGGATGGCTTACGGAAACGTTATACAAGGAATACGTTGCTGAGATAAGGCTGATAAGAGCGGCAAGAAAAAACAAGAAAGACAAATAAAAAAAATAAGCCGTCCGAAGACGGCAAAAGAAAATGCACAAGACAAGTATAACACAGGAGGACAAAATGTCAATACCACAGATAACAGATGACGAGAAAGAGATACTTCAGAGTGCAATCGCATCCTATGGCGAGATGGCACAGGAAGATGTGTTGTTTGAAGAGATGTCCGAGCTTGAGAAAGCAATTTTGAAGCTCAGACGCACAAGATATATGGACGAAAGCAAACGTGTTGATGTAATTGAGGAGCTTGCAGACGTGTACATAATGATAACACAGATGTACATGCGTTTCTGCTGTACGAAAGAAGAAAAAGCTCTGTTCGGTGTCAATCTTCATAAGAAGATAGAGCGACTCAGTCAGTACATAAAGAGGGATTTCCAGTGAACGAGCAAGTTAAGAAAATGATAGACGGCGTAACAGATGCAGAATTTCATTCCGCTCTGATCAAGGCGGTGTATAAACTGTTACGCATCGTGGACAGATTCGGCGATGCAGACGGTAGGCGTTTGACGATGGAGTATCTGACGGCACTTGTTGTCGAGCAGATAGAGTCTGACAGGATGACGGAGGCAACGATATGATAAGATGTGATATCTGCGGATGGGTAGGAAATCGTGAGGACAAGCTCAAGGTAAAGCAGGATGGTGGCGAATATCAAGGTATCCCGGTAACGTTTGAAACGAGCTGCTGTCCGAACTGTCACGGTGAAGATTTCACGGACTTGGATTTAACCGATGACGAAGACGATATGTAAGCGGGCAGAATGATGAATCAGCATAGAAAGGACTAATAAATGGATAAGTATAACTCGTTTATAGCAAGCAAAGCTATAACAGTTGAAGCTAAAGGATTTAAAGTTGATATAAGTGAACTGAATCCGATGCTCTTTGATTTTCAGAAAGATATAGTCCGTTGGGCTCTTGCAAAGGGTAAAGCGGCAATATTTGCTGATTGTGGTGATGGCAAGACTGCGATGCAACTCGAATGGGCGGAACAGATACGGAAGAGGACGGGAGCAAAAGTGCTCATAATAGCTCCACTCGCAGTATCGGCTCAGACACAGAGAGAAGGTCAAAAATTTGGTATAGCGGTTAATATCTGTTCTTCTCAAAGTGATGCAACAAACACTGCGGTCAACATCACTAATTATGAGAAACTTGATAAGTTCATATCATCAGAGTTTGAAGCAATTGTGCTTGACGAAAGTTCTATCATTAAGAGTTTTTCGGGAAAGATACGTAATCAGATAATGGGTATGTTTGCAATGACACCATACAAACTTGCTTGCACCGCTACGCCTGCTCCTAATGACTATATGGAACTCGGCAATCACTCTGAGTTCTTAGGGGTAATGACACGAGCTGAAATGCTTGCAATGTACTTCGTGCATGATGGCGGAGAAACGTCAAAATGGCGGCTTAAAGGTCATGCTCAGGATTTATTCTGGAAATGGCTATCGAGTTGGTGCGTTGTAATGGATGATCCTAAAAAACTCGGATATAAATGCGATGGCTATGATTTACCAGTGCTAAACGTGCATGAAATAGTTGTTGATGCAGAGTACGCCGAGAATGTAACAATGACGCTAACAGAGCGGCGTGAAGCACGTAAAGAATCGCTCGATGCAAGGTGCTATGCAGCGGCTGAACTTGTCAATTCATCTGAAGAAACATGGTTATGTTGGTGCGATTTGAACGCAGAAGCGGAGAAACTCCGTAGCACAATTTATGGTAGCGTGAATGTGCAGGGCTCAGACACTGCTGAATATAAGGCGAAATCTATGCTTGATTTTGCAAGCGGAAATATAAAATGTCTTATAACAAAACCTAAGATAGCGGGATACGGTATGAATTGGCAGAATTGCCATAACGTTATATTCGTAGGGCTATCAGATAGCTTTGAAGCGTATTATCAGGCTATACGGCGTTGTTGGCGATTTGGGCAGAAAAACGACGTTAATGTGTATATAGTTATTTCTGCACGAGAGGGAGCAGTAAAAGAAAATATTGAACGTAAGCAACGTGACAATGAAAAAATGAAAGAACATCTTATTGAACTGACTAAGGATATTACACGGCGTGAATTAACTGCTACAGTTCGCATATCAACAGAATATAAGCCTATGCAGTCTATGATATTGCCGTTATGGGAGGAATTTAAGTATGCCTAATGTGATAGAGCAGAACATAAAAGAACGATACTCGCTGTATAACGGCGATAGCTGTGAGATAGTTAAGGGAATACCAGACAACAGTATTCACTACACTATCTTTTCACCGCCATTTGCAAGCCTGTATACATACAGCAATAGCGACAGAGATATGGGCAACTGTAAGAACGATGACGAGTTTTACACGCATTTTAAGTATCTTGCCGCCGAACTGTTCAGAATAACTATGCCAGGACGTTTACTTTCTTTTCACTGCATGGATTTACCGAAAATGAAAGAGCGTGACGGTGTGATAGGTCTTAAAGATTTTCCTGCAATAATTCGTCAGGTATTCGAAGATTGCGGTTTTATCTATCACAGTCGTGTAACGATATGGAAAAACCCAGTCACCGAAATGCAGAGAACAAAAGCTCTTGGATTGTTGCATAAACAGATAAAAAAAGACAGTGCTATGAATCGTCAGGGAATACCTGATTACATTCTGACAATGCGTAAGCCCGGAGATAATCCGGAACGTGTAACTCATACTGACGAGAGCTTCCCGTGCGATGTGTGGCAACAGTACGCTTCTCCTGTGTGGATGGATATACGTCAGAGTGATACTCTACAAAAAAACTCGGCACGAGAAGAAAAGGATGAACGTCATATATGTCCTTTACAGCTTGAAGTAATTAAACGCTGTGTAGAGCTATGGACTAACCCGAATGATATTGTTCTTGATCCTTTCGGCGGTATAGGATCTGTTCCGTTTGTAGCCCTCGGACTTGGTAGACGTGCGATAGGTATCGAGCTTAAAAGCAGCTATTATAAACAAATGGTAGCAAACGCAGAACAGGCAGATAAGAGCTTTAACGGTAGCACATCAGCTATAGGTGAACAGATGAATTTATCAGAGCTGTTCTCATCAAAAAAGGAATGACCTGCTCTCACTGCGGCAAGAACGCAGAGCAAAACAACAACTGGGTATTATGCCCGTTTTACAAATATGAGCCTATATGTATGGCTCATTGCCACAACGAATGCAAAAAGTTTGACAGAGCAAGCGGCAAGTGCTTGTTCTTACAGAAGAAAACAGGAGGAAAATAAAATGGCAACAGCAAAGAAAACAGAAACGGTTGAAATCAAGCCGATAGAGATAAAGCAAGTGACACTGAGGATAGAGGGCGATACGCCTATCATTATGCACGCTTGGAGCGAGAAAGCAAAGAAGATGATGCTCGATGCTCAGATGGGACTTGCCAAAGGCAAGAAGAAAGAAGCAAAGAATCCGATAGATGATTTCATCCAGTCAATGTACTGGCTGACCGACAAGCCCAAAGAAAGCACAGAAGAAGCCTTTATGCAGGCAATAAAGGACGGAGCAAGGTTCGGCTTCCCTGCTACATCGTTTAAACAGGCGGCAATCTCTGCGGCATACAGACTCGGATATGTCAAGGACAAGATGGGTTTGCGTGGTGCGTTCTTCATAAACGGAGATGAAAACGGAATGGTTGAAATTCATTCAGATGTGCCGATTATGCGTGAGGATATGGTCAAAATCGGTATGGGAACGGCTGACTTAAGATATCGTGGAGAATTCCGTAACTGGTGGGCAGAGCTTCACTTAACCTACAATGTCAACAGCGGATTCTCACTTGAGAACATAATCAACGCTATCAACGCAGGAGGATACGCTTGCGGTGTGGGCGAATGGAGAGTTGAAAAGGACGGTCAGTTTGGAGCATTCCACATAGCCGTTGATTAAGGCAGGCAAGGCTTGTTCCGGTAAGGTTGGGTAAGGCAAGTCAGGGTACAGCAGGTAAGGCAGGGTATGGCATGGCAGGCGAGGTTTGGTGTGGCATGGTACGGTTGGGCTTGGCAAGGCAGGCAAGGCAGGCAAGGCGAGGTAGGCTAAGGCACGGTCTTGTTCGGTATGGTGTGTTACGGCAGGTTAGGTGCGGCAAGGTGTGTTTGGGCGAGTTCCGTTAAGGCTCGGTATGGCAGGCTTGGAAGCCTAATAATAATCAGGAGGTCAAATATGGTCTACGAATGGAAAGGAGCATCCCGAATAAAAGCGGATGCTCAGAAGGCAGGAGAGCTGTTTGAACAGCTTGAAGCCGAGAATGACTTGACAGCGGCAAGAGTTGTCGAGGAAAGCAGAGCCGAAGATGCGGTTCTGCACGATGAGTTCGAATGGAATGACTCGGAAGCGGCAAACAAGTACAGAGAAGGACAGGCAAGGCATCTCATAAATGCTATCACTATTGCAACAGTAAAAGCAGAAGGTTGTGATAAGCCTATCCCGGTGAGAGCGTTTTTTAATGTATCAGCCGACAGCACTTACACAAGTGTAGTCAGCATCGCCAACAGTGCAGAAAAAACGGCAAATTTGGTGGCACAGGCAAAAAGAGAGTTAATTACCTTTACGAACAAGTACAACGCAATACAGAGCTATCTGAGCGGCGTTTTCGATGCAATCAAGGAGGCAACCGATGTCAAGAGTGATAGTTAAGACGGTAGGGTTGAGCCGAGAAGATTGGCTTGAATATCGCCGTAAAGGTTTAGGAGGCTCGGATGCCTCAACAGTATGTGGTCTGAATCCGTACAGTAGTAAACTGACACTGTGGGCAGATAAGACAGGCAGACTTCCCGAAAAGGAAGATAGCGAGGCAATGAGAACAGGGCGTGATCTTGAACAGTATGTCGCATCACGTTTCGAAGAAGCTACAGGCAAGAGGGTACATCGCAGAAACGCTATGTTCGCTCACGATAAGTACGATTTCATCACTGCGAACGTTGACCGTGAGGTAGTCGGCGAAAACGCAGGGCTTGAATGCAAGACAACATCTGCGTATGCGAGAAGCGACTTTGAGAATGGCGAAATCCCCCTCAATTACTTATGCCAGTGCAGGCATTATATGAACGTAATGGGATACGAAAAAATGTATCTCGCAGTGCTTGTAATGGGCAGAGCATTTTATTGGTTTGAAATACCGTATGACAAAGCCGAAGGCGATGCTTTGCTGAAGATGGAAATTGACTTTTGGAATAAGTACATCGTCCCCGATGAGCGACCCGAAGCTGATGGCTCTGACTCAGCGGCAAGCACAATAAGAACGTTGTGGCACACAGAGATTGAAGAATCAGCTTGCTTGCTTGGAGATGACACAAACTTTGATAGATATCTCAGCCTGCAGGAACAGAAGAAAGCTATCGAAAAAGCGATGAACGAAGTAAAGCAGAACGCTATTCTACATCTTGACGGAGCGGAAACAGGCTACACGAACAAGTACAACATAAGCTACAAGGAGTCTTCACGCACAAGCGTTGATACAAAAGCTCTCAAGGAAAAATATCCGCAGGCATATGCGGATTGCTCAAAAACAACAAAAACAAGGACATTCAGATTATCTGAAAGAAAGGATGTTTAACGATGGCAAACACAGTTACAAACGCAAACGGCATAATCGCACAGGCAGCACAGGCACAGATGGAGGCAAGCAAGCCGAAAAAACCGGGTGCTATAATGCAGAGTCTGCTCGACAACAAGCAGACAAAGAAAATACTGCAGAACGCTCTGCACGAAAACGCAGATAGCTATGCAGCAAGCATTCTCGATCTGTACAACAGTGATAAAACTTTACAGCAGTGTCAGCCGAAACTCGTTTTCGGCGAGTGCTTAAAGGCGGTATCGCTTAAGCTGCCGATAAACAAGCAGTTAGGCTTTGCATATGTGGTAGCGTACAAGGGTATTCCTCAGTTCCAGATTGGCTACAAAGGCTTGATACAGCTTTGTATGCGTACAGGACAGTACAAGCATATCAACGCAGGAGAAGTATACGAAGGCGAATATCAGGGCTACAGCAAACTCACAGGAGAGCTTGATATCTCAGGTGAAAGAACAAGCGACAAGGTAGTTGGCTACTTTGCATACCTTGAAACGCTTAACGGCTTTACTCACAGTATGTACTGGACAAAGGAAGAGGTCGAAAGACACGCTAAGAAGTACAGCAAGAGTTACAGCTACAGTTCGTCTGCATGGAAGACAGACTTTGACAAGATGGCGGTTAAGACGATGCTCAGAAATCTGCTGTCACACTACGGTTATATGTCCGTAGAGATGATGAATGCGTTCTCAGCTGAAGAACCGAAGAAGGCAACGGAGGAAACATCCGCAGAGGATGACAATATCGTGGATGTAGATGCTACGGTTGTTGATACGGAAACAGGCGAAGTGACAGAGCAGGAGCTTTTCGACAATGACATATCGGTACAGAATTAAAGCAATTCCTCCGAGCAACAACAAGTTCATCGGTCGCAATGCCCGATGGGAATATCAGAAGGTCAAAAAGGAATGGGCGGACTTAGTCCGCTTTTCCTGCCGACCATATCCGAAACAGCCGATAGATAAGTCGGTTGTGCAGATTACATACTGCTTTCCGACAAAGGTACGGCATGATCCTGATAACTACAGCGGCAAGATGATACTTGACGGCTTGACTTCGGCAGGAATTATAGCGGATGACAGCTTCAGCCACATCACGCTGATGCTGAGAGCAAAAGTGGATAAGCAGAATCCACACACAGAAATAACGATAACAGAGGTAGACGATTTATGTACAACAGAGTAACTATGATGGGCAGAATTGCAAATGATCTTGAAATCAAGACAACGCAATCAGGAACGAGTGTTCTCACATTCAGACTCGCCGTTGACCGTTCATACAAAGATGCGGACGGCAACAGAGATACCGACTTCTTTAATTTCACTGCGTGGAGATCGAATGCAGACTTCATCGCTAAGTTTTTCGACAAAGGAAGATTGATTCTTCTCGATGCAGAAGCACAGAACAGAACGTATACCGACAAAAATGGCACTGAGAGGCTCGTCACAGAGTTTTTGGTGAATAGGGTATACTTTACTGGGGAGAAGGCAAACAACGCAAATACGGGGCATTCTACGCCGTCTACGGCGGTTGTGGCAAGCACTCCTGCTCCTGCATCCGCAAATTCAAGCAATCCTGACTTCAATGCTCCCGAAGATGACTATCCGTTTTGATGGTGATAGGCTATGAACAAATTTGATGATGGGTTTATCAAAATACACAGGAAGATACTTAACTGGCAGTGGTACTCCGATGAGGTTACGTTTCGAGTATTTCTGCATCTGTTGCTGACCGCAAACTTCAAGCCAGCAACGTGGAAAAACATAAAAATCGAGCGAGGACAATTGGTTACAAGCATCACACATTTATGTCAAGATTTGGGCTACAGCCGAGATACAATCTACAAGGCATTGAAGCGACTTGAAACATCAGGTGAAATACAACGCTCACCGAACGCTCGATATACGATTATCACTGTGGTTAACTATGCTGACTACCAAGAAGAACGAACGCAAAACGAATGCTCATCGAACGCAAAACGAATGCTCGCCGAACGCAAACTGGACTCAATAGAAGAAAGAAAAGAAAGAAAAGAAAGATATACTACTACTACTACTACGAGCGGAGTTTGCGAGGAAAATCTTGTAAATCTGTACGGCAGAGAGCAAGTCGAGAGATACAAGAAAAGATTTATTGCTTGGAGCAAGAAGAACGGTGTCAGCAATATGGATTGTATCACTACCATAGGCGAGTGGATGATGAGAGACCGGGTAAAGAGAATCACAGAGGAAGAAAAGAATGCAGGATATGAAGACGATGACGGATGGAACAATACCGATGACTACAAGCGGTGGTTGTCAGAATAATCACGGAGTCATCTACACAAGCAAAGAAATACTTGAGCTTGGCATACCAAGCTCTGATCCGATACCTGAGCCTAAGACTTGCAAGTATTGCGGTAAAACGCTGTATCACGAATGTATAGTGCTTGCAGGCAAGGCACTGGTATGGAGATTGAACGAACCACAGAGATGCGATTGTGAGCAAAGCAAAGCATTCTGGGTACGATGGGAAAAGAAACAAGAGGAACAGAAAAAAGCGGAAGCCGAGCGGCAAGCACAGGAAGAACGCAAGCAGAAGATTGACAGCATACTTGGCAAAAGCGGAATCAGACAGCGGTTTCTATCGAGAACGTTTGACAGCTTCAAGTTGACAAGCGAAAACGAGCAGGCTTATGACATCGCTGTTGAGTATGTACATAACTGGGATAAACACAAAGCAAACGGCGAAGGGCTTCTGTTCGAAGGTTCTTGCGGTACAGGCAAGACACATCTTGCTGTTGCGATATCGCTTGCACTGATACAGCAAGGTGTCCCGGTTGTTTGCAAAACATCAATTGATATGCTGTCGGATATCAAGCAGTGCTACCAAAAAGACAGCACGGTAAGCGAAGAAGAAGTTGTCGGCGTGTATAAGACGGTCGACTTGCTAACGATTGATGACTTGGGCAAAGAACAGGCTACAGAGTGGTCGGTATCTGTGCTGTATAACATCATCAACGAGCGATACGAAGCGATGCTTCCGACAATAATCACAACAAACTACAAGACATCAGCTTTGATAGACAGGCTCTCAGCAAAAGGTGACAAGGAAACAGCTTCGGCGATTGTCAGCAGATTTGTTGAGAGCAGCCGCAGAGTGACGATGGCTTGGGAAGACTACAGGAGGAAAAGATGATGCCTGAATATCTCGAAAAAGAGGCTTTTAAGTCTTGGATGGAAGAAAACATAACCAAAAATCCGATGATTTTAGAGGCGATAGACTACGCACCGCCAGCAGATGTTGAGTCAGTAAGGCACGGACATTGGATAACCGATGAGGTTGAATTTTACAAACTATTGAGCGAAAAAGGAGTACCGCTTGAAAAACAACCGTATTTGACTTCTGATTGCGTTGCATGCTCGGAGTGCCTGAGGGTTATTAACTGCATGGATAACTGTATGGAAGACGCTATGTATTGCAAGTATTGCGGTGCAAAGATGGACGAGGAGAACAGCGAATGAGCGTATGCTATCAATGCCCGAACAGGCATCCGAGATGCCACAGCAAGTGTGAGAAGTACATAGCGGAGAACGCTCGGAATGCTTCTAACTGTGAGAAACGGCACAATATGAAGTGGCTCGATTTCTACAATTACGAAACGAGCATAAGGCTCAAAAAGCAAAGGAGGATAAGAAATGGTTAAAATCGAAAACACAGAGGTTTACGGCTTCGAAGCGGCAATCAGAGGAATGCGAAATCCGATGAACAGTTGGGATAGAAGCGATAGTGACTGCAAAACAATCATTCGTGATAACGGAAAGTATGTCGAAGATTTTATCGGAGATAATGACTTAAAGCTGATGAAACAGCTTGCAAAGTCAGGATCCGTACACGCAAAGTACCGCAGAATGATAACCGTAACGTGTGACATAACCGCACCAATGTTTTGGTGGGCTGAATTTGACACATACAAAGTCGGAACGGTCAGAAACTCTTGCAGTAAGATGCACAAGATACACAGCAAAGAGTTGCTTTTAAACGAGGACTTTTCCTGCGAGGGATGCAAGGAGGTTGGATCGTGGGCAACACTTTGCTTTATCACAGTGCAAAACACCTGCAACAAGCTGAGAGAAAAATACAACGAAACCAAAGAGAAAAAATACTGGAGAGCGTTGATTGAGTTATTACCCGAAAGCTACAATCAGAGGGCAACGGTACAGCTTAACTACGAAGTGCTTGCAGGAATGTATTACTGGCGAAAAGACCACAAACTCGATGAATGGCACACGTTCTGCGAATGGGTGGAAAGTCTGCCGTACTCAGAGATAATCACAGGAGGAAACGAAAATGGAGAAGATTAATCATCCCGAACACTACAAAGGCAACAAGTATGAAGCAATAGACATCATTGATGACTATCAGCTTGACTTTAATCTCGGCAATGCCGTCAAGTACATACTCCGAGCAGGCAAGAAAGGCGATGCTGCCGAAGACTTGAAGAAGGCTAAGTGGTACATCGAACATGAGATATGCAAGCTGATGAATGAGCAGGAGCGGAAAAAGGAAAAAGAACAGGTAGACGAAGCAGACGTGTTTTTTGCAAAAATGTATGCAGCAAGCAAAGCACAGAAAAAAGAGGCTCAATCCAAGCGTTGTCCTGAGTGCAAACGGTATGGAACAAAGGATTGCACGATGACTTATTGGGTATGTCAAGGCACTGACATATCAAATTATACTTGCTCTATGTGGGAGGCGAAAAAATGAAATCCCATATCGCAGGAAGCACAATGACAAGTAAAGCAAACGTACAGACGGCAATTGCACATAGCGAGATGCAACAAGTGGTCGCTGTGTACAGAATCTGCACGGCACTTGCTTTAAACAAGCTTTATGGCTTCGGAAACGAAAGGCTCAAGAAGTTTAACGAGGCTGTCGAAGAATCGCTTGTCGAGTTTGGCAAATACGCAGGCAGTACAGGCATAAGCAAGGCGAGAGGCTTTACAGACTTGGAAACAGGCGAAGAAATGCTGATGCAAGCAGTTAGAAGCAGGGGAATAGATATCGAGTACACGCTTGGTATCAAAGCACTGGAGGTATGAAGTGGAACGGCAGAAAAGGCAACAGATGGCTCGTGTGATGGAGTGTCCGTTTTTTAAAGCAAGCGGAGATACAAGCGTTTACTGCAACGGCTTTGCTACCGGGATAAACGCAAAATTCTCGTTCGAAACACGGACAGTGTGCAAAAGATGGGTAAAAAACGTTTGCAAAAGCAAGGGGCATTGCGGATTTGGTAGCTGCCCGTACTTCTTGTTGCTCGAAAAAATGTGTGACATGAAGTAAAAACGCCACATAAAATCTCTCGCTGTGTTATACTTAGGAAAAACGCAGTGGGAGATTTTTATGGATATAACAGTGATAAATGCTGTGATATCGGGATGTTTTTCCCTCGCAGGAGCTTTAATCGGCATACTTGCGAGTGCAAAACTGACTACATACCGCATAGAACAGCTTGAAAAAAAGGTTGATAAGCACAATCAAGTTATCGACCGGGTTTATAAACTGGAACAGCGAGGAGCTGTAATCGATGAGGAAATCAAGGTGGCAAATCACAGAATTGCTGATCTTGAAGAAAGGGAAGTAAAATGAAAGTTAACTGGAAAAGAAAACTTACAAGCAGAAAGCTGTGGCTTGCTGTCGCAGGCTTTGTTACTGGTCTGATCATCGCATTCGGCGGTGCGGAAGAAACTGCAAATACCGTGAGCGGATGCATTATGTCGGGAGCGGCGGTCATCGCCTATATCATCGGTGAAGGTCTTGCTGACAGCGGCAACGGAGGAAACAGCAATGGCTCTGAAAATTAAAGGCATAGATATCAGCAGAGCCCAGACGGATATAGACTTTGACAAGATAAAAAAGGCAGGCGTTAAGTTTGTTATTCTCAGAGCAGGCATCGGCTCGGATGAGGATACATACTTTCGCAGATACCTTAAGCAGTGCGAAAAGTACAAGATACCTTACGGCTGTTACTGGTATGTAAAAGCTGTAAAGAATGCAGAGTTCCGCAAGGAAGTTAAAGCCTGCATAAACACACTGAAAGGCTTGAAGCCGTCATATCCCGTGTTCTTCGATATGGAGGAGCAGGCACAGATCGACCATCTGACAAACGAAGAACGCACAGATATGGCAAAATACTTTTGTCAGATGGTCGAGAAAGCAGGCTTGCCATCGGGTATATACGCAAATCCGGCTTGGCTTGAAACATACTACAACAAGTCTGAGCTTGTCGGCAAGTATGACATATGGCTTGCACACTGGACAGGATCGCCCGACAATCCAAGCAGATATGACTATGGGCAGACAATGTGGCAGTGGGGAATAACAAGCATAGATGGCAGAGATGTTGACGGCAATGTGTGCTTTGTCGATTACCCGGCAAAGACGAGTTACTGGTACAAAGCACACACCACAAGTGCAGGAAATACTCAGAAGCCCTCTCAGACAACGCAGGATGCCTCTAAAAACGATTTTGGCATCGAGGCAGGGAAATATGTCACAGTAAAGTCTAACGCCGTTTTTAAGGGTAATATAAAGCCTCTGAGCTTTGTGTACGAAACTAAGTTTAGAGTGCAGAATATGTCAAGCGATGGAATCTATGCTCTCATCGGTCTTGACGGAGAGCCGACAGGATGGATGGATAAGAAGTATCTGACGGTAGTATCGGACACAAAAAAAGTGCCGACTCTTAAGGTCGGCGATAAGGTCAAGGTAAAGACGGGAGCGAAAACCTACAGCGGAGGTAGTCTTGCAGTCTTTGTCTATACGCAGGTCTATGAGGTAGTGCAGGTCGGAGCAAACGGCAAGAGCGACTACATAGTCATCGGTCAGAACGGACAGGTCACAGCAGCAGTAAAGGCAGCGGATCTGAGGAAAGTATAAAAGATCCCCAATGGAGTTATGCTCTGTTGGGGATCTTTTTTATTTTACTTTGTGTACTGTTGTGCCAGAATTGTCGCTATCGTATTCCGAGCTTCCAACGAACACGGATTGTAACCATTTTACAACGAGTTTTCTGTCATCTGGATTGCCTTTTTTTCCTGTCCAGAAGCTATGAAAATGACTTCTGCGTATGTGCGGAGTCTTTTTCACTCCTTTTCCTCCTCTGCTGTGGGAAACGGATTGCGATGACCGCTCTGTGTTATCACGCTTGTATCGTCTGTATTCGTTGCCGAATCGATATCCTACGGTTGATATTTGCGTTTTGCTTTGCGTTTTGTTGCTGTACTCGTTAATCGCAGGAGTTGTAAGTTTTTTTGTTATTGCTTGCTTTGTCACAGGCTCGATCTCGGCGTTAATTGCCGTAAGATAGATGATATATTGCATTGTGTTAAAAATTAACTCTACGGCATCATCCTTTTTGCCGATTATGCCGTTTACATGTATGCCTCCGCTTAAATCAAGCGTTTTGATTAGCCGCTCTGCCTCAAGGTGTATAGACCTTTTGACAAACTCCTTTGACTTTCCTCGCCTTGTAAAGTCGGTAATCAGCACGGAATCATTTGATGCGATGTAAGTAAAAATGAATCCCACACTATCGTGCCATTTACGCTCGACAAAGAATGTGTCAACGGGTAGATGCTCCAGAGCGTATCGCTCTAAAGCGGTTTCTCTGCATTGCTCCGAGAGCAATGTGCTGAGGTCATCGTCAAACAAGTAAGTTTGCCGTCCGTGCGTTGTAAAACGCTGTAAAGCAGTAGCAGGAAGCACTTGTAATGTTATCGTGTCCTCGTTTTTGTAATAAATTTTTTGTGCGTCCGCACCATAATCGTCCCTAAGCTGACGGACAACTAAATCTATTACATCATCCACCTTGCAGTTAAACGGCAAATTGCTGAGCGGATATTTATTCCGCTCAGCCTTGAGTATCTCGTTGATTACAGGCGAGTATTGCTGTTTACTGCCCATTTTGTACCTCCGAGATGTGACGTTTGATGCCGTTGTAATATCCGAGTAAAAACGCTGTCTGCTCTGCGTTACTCGCCGTCTGATCGCCTGTCAGATAGTCGCAACGATCAATATCCGATATAGTTTTTGCAATCCACATATTGTCCTGCTCTGATAAAATGCACATCGGGATTGCCTTTTTTGCAAGCTCAAGCAATGCAAGTGTTGGATGCTCAACAGCGTATGCAAGTTTGGCAGGATCGGCAATGCTCGGTATTTTTGCCGACACAAAACCGTAAACCTGACCGATGCTCTCAAACATGTCCGCTCTTGTAAACTTGGCTCTCTCGGCAATATCAAAGCTGCCGAGAACGGCGGTTAACTTATCTATGAGGTCGTCTGACGGATTCCTTGTTCCGTTCTCGATCCTGCTTAAATGTCCCTTGTTGGTTCCGCACACTTGTGCTAACTGCTCAAGCGTGTATCCCTTTTCTTTTCGTGCGTCTTTAAGTGTCATTTGCTTTTGTACTCGCTTTCATAACTTTTTAGTTCATATTCCGGGCGATAAAGATACCAGGGCATCATGCATCCATACTCGTATCTTGCAAGGCTGTTTGCCGTGTAAAACAGTGCGTCAACGTTATCGGGTATGCCGTCTAACAGCTCTGCTACTTTTGCTCTCAAAGCATCCGTCATATATATGTTTGCCCAATCGTTGAGTAACTTTATTGTCCTAAACGGATGTATCTCGCTGTTATCGTTTAACAGGCAGATAGGGCTGCGGTAAGGTTTTAAAACCTTTTCATACAGACAATATGCTTCACAAAGTCTATGTGCGATTTCCTTTTCCTTTTCGGGAGTGTTGATTTCTTCAAGTGTCATTGTTTTGTCCTTTCCTTTCTCCCTCTGCCCTGTTGCAGAGGGAGGTGACCGATTGCCTTAGTCCTTGATTTCTTCATTTTCGTTGATCCACTCACAGCCAGTAAGCTCATACTCACCGTCCTCGTCATACTCACGCTCCTCGATGTAACTCACTTCACACTCAAAAAAATATACTGCATTTTTGAGCAGACGAGCTGTAGTCGGAAGCTTGGCAAGCTTTGCCTGAGCTTCTTCAAGCGTATCGAACAGCTTTTCGTCAAAGCCGTTATTGCGTAATCCGTCCTCAGCGTTAAACGCTTCACGGACTGTCATCGTTCCTCGTCTGACTGCTTTGACATCTCTGCTGTCACTGATTTCGCCGTACTTTGTCACTAAAGCAAATTTCTTTTCCATGATTTTATCCTCGTCTTTCTCCGGGAGTAATCCGCTCCCGGTCGGTTTAAAATTTGTTCCTGTCCTCGTTTTTGCCCCGTAGAGCGAGAGCCGAAGTTCTCAGTCCTCAATCTCGTAAAAAGCCGTTACCAGTGCATCTCCGTCATCCGTTATCTCAGCGATGCGACCGTCTGCGTTTGTGTAGTGATGCTCATTGCAACACTCTCTGCACTCCTCAAGTGTTCCGTTGATGATGTCATCTGCATAGCTGTTGCTCTCAAGCTCCACACTGTAAAATACCTTTGCCATTTTGATTACCTCCTGTGTTTTGCACGTTTAGATTGATTTTTTATCAGCCTCTCGTTTGGCTGTGTCTATATGATATCACACGTTTCCCGTTTTGTCAACACCAAATTGGCAACATTTCAGCGTTTTTGTAGACTTGCACAAAAAAATCTGCAAAGATTGTGCAAACTGCACAATGCAGTCAAATCGCCACAGATGATTGGGCGGTTTTGTATAATATATATAAACGCACACGAACATCTAAGGGGGCGAGAACGTGAAGTATGACTACTGGATGACAGACGAAGGCTTAGAGATCATCGCAGGATGGGCGAGAAGGGGCTTGACGGATGCGGATATATCGCATAACATCGGCATAACAGAGCGGACTCTGAGGGATTGGAAGCGGCGATACCCCACCATAAACGCCTGTCTAAAAAACAGCAAAGACCTTGCTGATACTGTAGTTGAGAATGCTTTATTTCGTAAGGCAACGGGATATAAAACAAAGGAAGTGTCCTATAAAGCGGACAGCGATGGCAATCTTGTGCCTGTTTCTGCGGTCGAGAAGGAAGTGCCACCGAACACTACAGCCCAAATCTTTTGGCTCAAAAATCGCCGACCTGACCTATGGCGAGATCGGCGTAAAGAGGCAGAGAGCGACACTCAGAGCGGCGGCGTAGTAGTCTTGCCTGAGGTGGTAGCAGATGCTATAAAGACTATAGCTCCTCCACCTGAGCATACTACATCTTGTGGTGATGACGATGAGCAGTAACACTATATGGACACCACAGCCGAAGCAGGCGGTCTTTTTAAGCCGTCCTGAGTATGAGGCACTATACGGCGGTGCGGCAGGCGGTGGCAAGTCTGATGCACTGCTTGCAGAGGCTCTGCGGCAAGTACATATACCACACTATAAGGCACTGATACTCCGTAAGACATTCCCTCAGCTTGCGGAGCTTGAGAGCAGATCGACAGCTATATATAAGCAAGCCTTTCCGACCGCAGTATACAACGCATCTAAGCATGTATGGTGCTTCCCTTCGGGAGCGAGGATATACTTCGGGGCGATGCAGAGAGTGCAGGATCGCACTAAGTATCAAGGTCAGCAGTTTGACTTTATCGGCTTTGATGAGCTTACACACTTTACATGGGATGAGTACAGCTATATGTTCTCCCGTAACCGTCCGAGCGGATCGGGGACGAGGGTATATATGCGAGCGACAGCCAATCCGGGCGGTGTCGGTCACGGATGGGTAAAGCAGCGATTTATCACAGCCGCAAAGCCGATGACACCCATCATCGACACATACACAGTCACAGATACAGCAGGACAAGCACATACCTATCAGCGTAGCAGGATCTTTGTGCCTGCGAGTGTCTTTGACAACAAACAGTTACTTGCAAACGATCCTGCATACCTTGCATCGCTTGCGATGTTGCCACAAGCGGAGCGAGATGCCTTGCTATACGGCAATTGGGATAGCTTTTCGGGGCAAGTGTTCGCCGAGTGGCAGGACGATCCGACACACTATGTCGACAGACAGTGGACACACGTTATAGAGCCGTTTAAGATACCACAGCACTGGGTAATAGTCAGAGGCTTTGACTTTGGCTATGCAAAGCCGTTTTCGGTCGGTTGGTATGCGATTGACGAGAGCGACACGGTCTATCGCATCAGGGAATACTACGGCTGTACTGATGTAGCCAACACAGGCTTAAAGCTCAATCCTGCAGAGATAGCATCGGAGATACGGCGTATCGAGAGCGATGACGAGAACCTCCGAGGCAAGACTATCACAGGGATTGCAGACCCGTCTATCTTTGACAGGAGCAGAGGCGAGAGCGTAGCGGACATTATGTCAAAAGCACCAAACTTTGTTCTTTGGTCACCGGGCGATAATGCAAGGATCGCAGGCAAGATGCAGTATCACTACAGGCTTGCGTTTAATGCTGATGGATTGCCTAAGTTTTACTGTTTCTGCACTTGTAAAGGTTTTTTGAGAACGATTCCTGCTTTGGTCTACGATGACGTACACGTTGAGGATATCGACACAACGCAGGAGGATCATATCTATGACGAGTGCAGATATGTCTTGATGGATCATCCGATAGCTGCTCCGACCGTGTCGGCAAGCGTACCGAGAGGCGATGATCCGCTTGATCAGCGAGTACACAAAAACTACAGCTTTTATAACATTTAACCGCAATTTGAAGGGAGTTGAAAACCTATGGAAAGCACTTATATCCGTGACACACCAAGCTCACGAATCCGCTCTGCGACTACATTTGGAGGTATCAACCGAGCAAACGGAACGCCGCTCGGAGAGTGGGATAGACTTAACGGTTTTGATCTTACGGCGTATCCTGCACTGCGGACTTGCTTACCATATGCATACAGCGACATAGTGTCATCAGGCGAGATTACTGGGTACACATACCGCAACGGCATACTTGTATACACAACGGCAGAGGGCATATACCTTGACGGCAAAGGCACACTGACAGCGATAGAGGGCTTGTCAGCAGGCGATAAAACGCTTGTCAACATCGGTGCATATATTGTGATACTGCCTGACTGGAAGCGTGTAAATATTGCTTCGTCTCCGATAGAAGTCGATAGTGGCGGCGTTGAAAACGATATCGTTGGCACGGTCACAGAAAAAAACAGCAATACAACAAAGCCGACCGTAGCAATTTACAAACGTTGGTATATGGTGACGCCATATGGTGATGATATGACACAATCAAAAAAAATTTCACGTTTACATCGTGGCGATTCCATGCATTTGATATGGACTGACACTGATGGCAATCGTCAAACGAGAGACGTCAGAGTGAAGGGTACATGTATATTTAACGATTCAGGAAAATTGTACTTTAGTGTGGAGTTTGATGTTTCAAAGCTAAGTACATCGTACTTCTACATGGCAGACGAACAATCTGACGGCAGCACAAGCGAAAAGGTATATCAAAATGTTACGTTGACCAGAAGTGCAATTCCTGACATGGACTACGTTATAGAATATAACAATCGCCTGTGGGGATGCTCATCAAAAAATCACGAGATATATTGCTCGAAGCTCGGAGATCCGTTCCAGTGGGGAGAATATAACGGCATCAGCACTGACTCTTGGGCGGTAACGGTAGGTACAGACGGCGATTTTACGGGAGCTTGCGTGTTTAACGGCTGTGTTCTTTTCTTCAAGGAGGACTGCGTACACAGCGTTTATGGCACAAAAGCATCAAACTTTACGATTACCACATACACGGTCAGAGGAGTGCAAAAAGGCAGTGCAAAATCGCTCTGCATCAGCGAGGGATTGCTGTACTACAAAGCTCCCGAAGGCATATTTACGTTTAACGGCTCTGCTTCCTCACGCTTTGACGGTAAGCTATGCGTAGACCGGGACAGCAGAACAGCCTGTGGTGCAGCAGATGACCGTTATATTGTTATGGCAATGTCGGACGGTACGGTGTTTTACTATGACAAGCTGCACAGCGTATGGTACACTCGCACACTGCCTAACGTGATATCTATGCATAACTTTAGCGGTAGCTTGTACGCTATCACCAAAGACAGCAAAAAAGCTATGCAAAAGGTGATGCTGACAACGGATGTAGGGATGACGGGAAGAATGGCGGAAACAGCCTTTGAAGCCGTTACAGGTGAGTTATGCAGAGGCGAGTTGACAGCGACAAGCAGTTACTCACGCAAGGCTATGCATACGGTAATCAAGAAGCTAACAATGTCGGTTGAGGAGTGGCATCAGCGAGGCGAAACATCTGTACAGTTTACTGTATCCGTCCAGTATGACGGAGGCGATTGGCAGACGGTATACAGCTATGACGGAACAGCCGAAGAAGCCGATAACAACGTTGTTACACTAATACCGACTATACCGATGCGGTGTCAGCGGTTACGCATCAAGATAAGCGGCAAACTGACAATGGGTCCTGATGCAACGGCACAGCCGTATTTAACGCTTTACGGCTTGTTTATCGACACAGAGGAGGCGAGCGAAATTGGCGGAAAACATTAACATCAGCTTTGCTCCGAACAAGTCAGCAAGTGAATCACAGCGTATCGCAGACCTTGAGCAGTATGTGTTAACACTTACGGAACGCACGAAGTTTGCGTTTGCAAGCATCATCGAGGAGTACAACGATACCAGTGCCGATGACGAGCAGACGGTAAATATGATTTACCAAACGGCATCCGAGTCGGGAAGCGATGTCGGGCAGTTTACTGACACTGGCAAAAACTGCGAGATCTTCAATAACTACGAAAATAATATCGCAAGCTCACTTTACGCACACGCCGAAGGAAACGGCACGAAGGCAACAGCACCAAGCACACACGCAGAAGGGAACAGCACCACAGCAAGCAACACATACGCACACGCTGAAGGATACGGCACCACAGCGAGCGGAATGAGCTCGCACGCTGAGGGAGAAAGCACCACAGCAAGCGGTTATTGTAGCCACGCAGAAGGATACAATGCCGTTGCGAGCGGCGGATACAGCCACGCAGAAGGATACAATGCCGTTGCAAGCGGTTGGTACAGCCATGCAGGTGGTATTAACAGCGAAGCGAAAGCGGAAGCATCCTTCGCTCACGGTATGTATGCAGTATCCAATTATCGAGGCGGTGCGGCTTTCGGCATCAGCAACAAAACCAAAAACGCACTTTTTGTTATCGGAAACGGCTCGCCTCAAGGAAATTACGAAAGCGATGCACTGGTGCTTGACGATGGCGGGAATCTGTGGGTGGCAGGTAGTATAAAGTGCGGCGGTGGCAGCGGAGGTTATACCTTGTCGCCTGCGACAGCTGACACGCTCGGCGGCGTGAAGATTGGTGATAACGTATCAGTTACGGCTGACGGTACGATATCCGTTGATTTATCAGCCTATCTCAAATCGACCGACATATTCGAATGGGCAAAGCAATCGGAAAAGCCGACATACACAGCAAACGAGATAGGGCTTGGCAACGTGAATAACACAGCAGATGCTGACAAGCCGATATCTACAGCAACACAGGCAGCACTTGACGGTAAGGCAGATACAGGACACACGCACACGGTATCTGACATCACAGATATGCCTGCATATCTGACGGAAGAAACCGATCCGACAGTGCCTGCGTGGGCAAAAGCTGAAAGCAAGCCTGTGTATACAGCGGAAGAAGTCGGAGCGGTGACACCTTATGAGCTTGACAGCAAGGATTATCTCAAAGCTACAGAAATATCCGGGCAGACTATTGATTTAAACGATATTACGATGAACACGGCATCAGACAAGGGCAAAAGCAGACGGTATTTTTGTACATCACTATCTGCACAGAATATTGAGAACCGTCCGATATCTGCCAATGAACCGTTTGAATTGTCGGTCGACAATATTCGAAATATCAACACAGAGCATTTTAATACCATACAACGCTATACTTCCGTAGCACGAAAACGGACTTATACAAGATGGTGCAATGACGGGGCGTGGTCAGCATGGAAATGCGATACAGATGTTGTTGTATACGGCAGTGTAACAGAGGACAGTCCAAAAACGTTTGCGTATGCAACATACGGAGAAGGTTTTGGTGTGGTAGAAATCGAGGCATATTACGATAACGCCACAAATCCTGTGCGCAATCGTAAAGTGTTTGCATTATCGCCGACCGCAAGCATAGAACGTGTAATGTTGACTATAAGCAATGGCTCGTCAGAGAGCGTAACTCTTGCTAACGGCACAATCACAATGTCTATGACAGGCACAACGGCTTTGTCATTTGTGATCAGATACACAAACAGCAGATAGCGAAAGGAGCATATATGCAGATATTTGAAGATGAAACGTTTGTTCTTGGCGGTGTCGAAACAGAGGATGAGAAACTGAAAGGTGCAATAGTAGTGCCTGATGACAGCGAAGAAGCACATATGATTCTTGCACAGCAAGGAGAAAGGACAGAAAATGAATCTTGAAGAAGAAATCACAAAGTTCCGAGCAAAGAAAAAAGGACAGCTTGCTGAGTCTGTGACCGAAAATGCAAACGAAGACGGCACACAGCCTGTCGAAACTGCAGATAGCAGAGTACCGAATGATGACGGCAAGAAGATAGGCACAAAGGAAATACACGAAGCACAGGAGATACTCAACAGATACAAGCAAGGCAAAGCAAACCTTGAAAAGCGTATCATATCCAATGAGCAGTGGTGGAAGATGCGACACTGGGGAGAGCTGTCAGACTCTGCATCTGCTGTAGAATCCGATCCTCTCAGACCTCGTCCTGTGTCTGCTTGGCTGTTTAACTCGCTTGCAAACAAACACGCAGATGCTATGGACAATTACCCTGAGCCTACCATACTGCCGAGAGAGTTAAGCGATGAGCAGACAGCACAAACGCTATCCGATGTACTGCCTGTTGTGCTTGAGCATAACGATTATGAGCAGACATACTCGGACGGATGGTGGCAGAAGCTCAAAGGCGGCTCTATGTGTCAGGCTGTCTTGTGGAACAGCCGAAAAGACAACGGCATAGGTGATATTGACATCTGCAATATTGACTTGCTTAATCTGTATTGGGAGTCGGGCGTATCCGACATACAGAAATCGCCGAATCTGTTTTATCTATCGCTTGAGGATACAGAGGCTCTTAAGCAGAGATATCCCGAATTTGCAAACAAATCTGGCGGTGATTCGATTGCTGTAAGCAAGTACAAGTACGATGACAACGTAGATACAAGCGAGAAGTCAACGGTTGTCGATTGGTACTACAAGGTTTGGGATGGTACAAAGTGCAAACTGCACTACTGCAAATTCTGCGGAGATACCGTACTGTATGCAAGCGAGAACAATCCCGAATATGCCGACAGAGGCTTCTATGATCACGGCGAGTATCCGTTTGTAATCGACACAATGTTCCGTGTGGAAGGCTCTCCGTGTGGTTTCGGATACATCGACATTATGAAGGATTGTCAGATGTACATAGACAAGCTGAATCAGGTAGTGCTTGAGCATACGGTCAAGATGACAAACAAGCGGTATTTTGTCAAGATGAACGGCAATGTCAACGAAGACGAATTCGCCGATCAGAGAAAACGTTTTGTACACGTTCAAGGCAATCTGACCGATGAGGATATAAGGGAGATAAAGGTTGAGCCGCTTGACAGTGCGGTTATGAACGTACTGCAGCTTAAGATAGACGAGCTGAAGGAAACGAGCGGAAACAGAGATTTCTCGCAAGGTGGCACAACAAGCGGTATCACAGCGGCATCTGCTATTGCGGCACTGCAGGAGGCAGGAAGCAAGCTGTCAAGAGATATGCTGAAAAGTACATACAATGCATATACCAAAGTGTGTTATTTTGCAATAGAGCTTATGCGGCAGTTTTACGATACGCAGAGATATTTCCGCATCACAGGCAAGGACGGCTCACAGCAGTTCGTACAGTTTGACAACAGCGGATTAATACCACAATCAGCAGGCAGTGTGGGCGGTTTTGATCTTGGCGAAAGAACGCCTATTTTCGACATTGTCTGCAAGGCAAGCAGACGATCTCCGTTCTCAAAGGCAGCACAGAACGAGCTTGCAAAAGAGCTGTTCGGTGCAGGATTTTTCAATCCTCAACTTTCCGATCAGGTGCTTGCTTGCCTTGATATGATGGATTTTGACGGTAAGCAGGAGGTTGTACAGCGAGTACAGCAGAACGGCACTATGTATCAGCAGATAATGCAGTTACAGCAGCAAGTGGCACAGTTACAAGCTATCATAACTGGGCAGATGCCACAGCAGATAGGCACAGTACAGGGAGTAGGACAGCCAATGCCGAGCGAACAGGCACAACAGACAGGCGGCGATAGCTCACAGCTTGCGAAGATTTTTGACGATGCCACAGAAAACAGCATAGTCAACAAGGCAAGAGAAAAGGCACAGAATGTAACGAACATCAGCCAGTGAGGACAAAATGACAAAGATAACAATCAAACGCAACAAGAACGGTCATGAGATAATCTGTGACGGTCACGCACACGAAGCTCACGGAGCTGACGGCAATTTAGTCTGTGCGGCGGTAAGTACAATCGCTCAGACAATCGCTTATTATCTGTACAATAACACGGACAAGGCTCAGATAGGCGATATAACGCTCAAGGACGGCTTTTTCTCTGCAAGCTATATAACTGACTATGACGATATCAAAAACGGCGTAGAAGCCATTCTGATTGGCTTCTCGCTGATATCGGACAGCTATCCCGATATTGTAAAAATATCGCAAAAATGAATTGCAAAACGCACAGCATAATTTTTGTTATGCTATACTTACAGTAATGACTCGCAGGAACAGACTGCAGAAAGGTGAAAACCGATGATTTTCAAATTGAATTTAAAGATGTTTGACGGTGCAGGCGGTGCTTCTTCAGGAACAGGAGATGGCACAGGTACAGAAACATCAGGAGTGAGCGAAGGCACTTCCTCCGGTGCAAACAACGGCAAGGACTTAAGCAAGGTTGTTTACGGAAAACAGCCTACGGTAGCTGAGAACACATCGTCCGATACACAGGATGATGCACAGTCAAGGTACAATGAGTATCGCAATGGCGAAGGCAAGGATTTCATCAACAAGGAAATTGAGAATGCGGTAAAACGCAGATTCAAAGACCATTCGGAGTTGAAGAAATCAAATGGCAAGATGCAATCAGTTATGAATGCTGTAGCTATGAAGTACGGAATTGACCCGACAGATACCGATGGAATACTTAAGGCTGTTGCTGAAGACGAATCGTATTACGAAACGGCGGCTGATGAAGCAGGAATGTCCGTTGAGCAGTACAAGAAGATGAAACAGCTTGAAGCGGAAAATGCACAGCTTCAGGCTATCAGACAGGAAGAAGACAGACGGAAAGAGTTTGATGCCAAGTATGCCGAGTGGAGCATGCAGGCTGATTTCGCAAGGAACGAATATCCGAATCTCGACCTTAACACTGAGATGCAGAACAAGGACTTCTTCGGGCTTCTGACAAGAGGTATAGATGTCAAGACCGCATATCAGGTTATACATCAGGACGAAATCGTTCAGAGTGCGATTAGCACAGCGACACAGCGTACTGCACAGGCAGTGCAGCAGCAGACGGTAAACAATATCCGCTCTAAAGGCTTAAGACCTGACGAAAGTGCAGGAAGTTCACAGGCAGGCTTTACGTTTAAGGCTGATCCTCACAAGTGGACAAAAGCAGATAGAGAGGAAATTGCCAAGCGTGTTGCAAGGGGCGAAAAAATCACGCTGTAACTTCTTCTTGACGGAAAGAAAGAGGTACACATATGCACAGATTTTTACTTAACCTGCGTATGTTCGATACACAGGTAACTACACAGGAATCTCTGTCAGCAGAGATGAAGACTTACTATGAAGATACTCTCATAGACAATGCCGAGCCTAAACTGGTACACGATCAGTTTGGCGATAAGTATCCTATTCCCAAGAACAACGGTAAGACCATAGAGTTCCGTAAGTATGCGGCACTTCCTAAGGCACTTACTCCTCTTACCGAAGGCGTTACTCCTACTGGTAACAGTTTATCCGTAAGCACAAAGGAAGCAACAATCAATCAGTTCGGTGATTACATCAAGCTGTCTGATATGCTCCAGCTTACTACTATCGACAACAACGTTGTACAGTCTACAAAGTTACTCGGTAGTCAGTCGGGCAGAACGCTTGACACAATCACAAGAGAGATTGTAAATGCAGGCACAAACGTTATCTATGCTGATAAGGCAGACGGTAGCGAAGTGCTTTCAAGAAAAGCGTTAACTCTTGACTCAGAGCTGACAGTTGACACCATCTTCAGAGCGGTAGCACAGCTTAAGAGTATGAATGCTGACGGCATCAGCGGTGGCGAATTTGTTGCTATCATTCATCCGTTTGTATCGTATGCTCTTATGAGATCGGACGATTGGGTGTCTATCCACCAGTATAAGAATCCCGAAAACATCTATCAGGGCGAAATCGGTACAATCGGTGGTGTAAGATTCGTTGAATCAACAGAAGCAAAGATATTTGCTGAAGATGGTTGCCCTGAATTCTACGCACTTACAAAGGACACAAAGTTCGTAGCAGGTAAGACATATTACACCAAGTCGGGCGAAACATACTCTGCCGCTTCGTCCGTAACACCGGGCGGTGCAGTAACGGCTGACACATACTATGAGAAGCACTACACAGCTATATTCTCAACACTTGTTATCGGCTCACACGCTTATGCGGTAACCGATGTAACAGGCGGCGGTCTTGAGCATATCATCAAGCAGCTCGGCTACGGTGATGATCCTCTCAATCAGCGTTCAAGCGTAGGTTGGAAGGCAACAAAGACAGCGGAAATCCTGTCAGACGAGTATATGGTAAGAATCGAATCTTGCGTAAAGAGATACTCAAACAAGATCGAAGCAAACTAAATGGAGGTAATCCAGTATGGCAACAAAAGCAACAGCATCTGAGATAAAGAACGTTGTGCCTGAATACGATCCCGAAGAGATGGTTGACATCAAACTCTTCAAGGATGCGAAAAACTATAAAGACCCGGTCTTTGTAGGAGTAAACGGCAGAACGTATCTTGTTGAACGTGGTGTTACCGTTTCAGTTCCTCGCATGGTAGCAGAGGTAATTGAACGTAGCGAAGCACAGAAGCAGAAGGCAGAAGCGTTTATATCAGACGTGGTATCACGTTCTCAGAGCATATAAGCAAGTCGCAAAACGGCGGTGGCGGTAATTCGCCGCCGCTTATTTTGTTTACAGGAGGAACAATGACAGCAAACGAAGCAATTACAAAAGCTGACACGTTACGTCCGAATCAGATCCCGAAAGCAACAAAAACGGAATGGATTCGTCAGCTTGAACAGACGGTATATAACGAGATATACAAAACACACGATACAACGGATATCGAATTTACGGATATGGATTCAGAAACATTTGCAGACGATAAGCTGTTTGTTCCTGCTCCATATGACGAAATCTATATGCAGTATTTATGCGTTAAGATAGATTATTACAATGCAGAGTACGAACGTTACAACAATGACACAGCAACGTTTGCGGCTCTGTACAACAGCTACGCCACACACTATAACAGAGAGCATATGCCTGTCACAGCAGAGCTTAAATATTAGGAGGGATAACTATGGCAAAAGTAAGGAAAGAGAGAACATCGAGCATTTACGAAAAAGCTCCCGATAGATTCAACGCTAACAGCAGTTCGGCCACCAACAGCAACAGCACAGGCTACAAACCTTCCAATGCGGTCAATACAGCAAAGCAGGCATACACCGTACACAACAGCGAAAAGCCGTCCGCATACACAGGCAAGTATGATAACCTGATAAACGATAACCTTAACAACATTCTCAATCGCAAGCGGTTCGATTACGATGCAAGCAAGGATGCACTGTACAATCAGTACAAGGATATGTACACACGCAACGGTCAGACAGCTATGCAGGATACAATGGGCAATGCGGCTCTGCTGACAGGCGGTTACGGCAACAGCTATGCTACAACGGCAGGACAGCAGGCATACAACAGCTATATGCAACAGCTTAACGATAAGATACCTGAGCTTGAGCAGAGAGCATATGATCGTTACCGTGACGAAACAAATGACCTTTACAATCAGAATAATCTGCTGACAAACCTTGACTCCACAGACTACAGCAGATACCGTGATAAGATGAGCGATTATCTCAATGACAGAGATTTCTATTACAATGCGTATAACAACGAACGCAATTTCGATTACGGAAAGTATAGAGATGATGTCGGAGATGCAAAGGATGACAGAAACTTTAACTATCAGAAGGAACGTGATAGTGTAAGCGATAATCAGTGGCAGAAAACGTTTAACTATAACCAGTACCGTGACAAAGTGGGCGATGATCAGTGGCAGAAGCAGTTTGATTATCAGAAACAGAGAGATGCGGTGAGCGATGATCAGTGGAACAAAAATTATGCTATGAACATCTCAAAGGCAATCGGATCAGCACAGAAAGAATCTGAAGATGATACATACTTCGATCCCAACAAAGCGTACAAGTTTCTTACCGACTATGATGATTATTTCAATGTTAAAGATAATCCGTCAGAAGTTGCGGAAGCCTTATTCCAGTCATACGGCGATAAGGACGGCTTTTGGGAATGGGCGGACGAAGCATCGATTGGCAAAGGCTCTCTGACAGATTTGATTTATTCGCTGCATCCTGAGCTGATAGACAGCTCAACGCTCAAAGGCGTTAATTCTTGGGGAACGATAGGCTCGGCAGGAATACAGTCAAACGCAAACGCAATTGCTGAAGATAACAAACGATACGGTGATTATAAGAGCCTGTTATCCGATTCAAACAACTGGTCTACATCCCGTCAGCAGTGGTTGGATGATAACAAGAAGGCAAAGAAAGCAAACAGCAAGAAATAAACGGAGGTTTTGAGAATGGACGAAGAAAGACTCAAGCGTATAAGGGCAAACATTGCGAAACACGAAGAACGCAAGAAAACGCAGAATATAATGGGCGATATTGATTCGTCTAAACTTGACCGCAGTAACACAAGCTACAATAAAAATGATGCCGCTTTCGAAATGGCAAAGCAGCACTATCAGAATAGCTATCTACCGAAGAAGGCACAGGAATACTACAAGGGCGTTGAAAACTACAGAAATTCATATGAGCAGATGGCGAACAAGCCGAGTGCGAATAACTATACTGTAATGACTCCCGAAAACGAATCAGCGAATCTGATTGGTGACGATATCAACACATACGTTTCTCCGCAGATGCGTGAAAAGGCACAGAAGCACTATAACGAGGTATTTAACAACGAGAACAAGAAGTATGCTGAACAGTACGCAAGGTTGAACGAAAAGAGCAAGCCTGCGTACAGTTATGCACAGGCAAAGAGCAAAGCAGCGAAGGAAGTCGATAACAGCATCAACGCTTTTTCTTCTCAGTTTAAAGACGAGAACGAATACAACGCTTATGCTGATAATATGGCACAGGCAAAGGAACAGCAGAGATTGCTTGACTACAACGTAGCTGAGGCAAAAAACAAACTGCTGACAATGAAAGCTGATACAGACGAATACAAACAAATTGAATCAGATATAAAGAAAGCGGAAACTGTACAGGAATTTGCAAAGAATATGCAGGACGAAAACTTCCGCAAAGAATACGCCGAATACGAACAGCATCAGAAGGACTATGAGAACAAAAACTGGTTTGGCAAGGCGGTTGAGCAAGTCGGAAACGCTATAGATGATGTTATCTATAGTTACGGTGGCGGTATGTACGGTGTGGCAGAATCGGTTAGTGGAATTGCTGACTCTGTTTTCGGTAGAAATCCGAATGAAGAAGGAACACTTTCGAAAAATATTCATGACTTTTACAATTACATCCATAGCGAAACAGAACGCAGGCAGCGTTATAGCAATTATACAAAGCAAGGGCTTACAACAGACATCTACAACGCAACTAATAACGAAGAATTTAGCAACATCGCAAGCAATGTTATCTCAATTACGCTTAACTCTCTTGCCGATGCAGGCGTAAGTATGGGAATGGCGGCACTCACTGGTGGAACATCTCTCGCACAGAAAGGTTTACAGTCAACAGTAGGACTTACGAAAACACAGAAAGCTACGCAGATGATGTCAAGTATGGCTAAAGGAATGACAAAAGACCTCAACTTCTGGACATCGTTTGCGAGAGAAGGCGGTAGTGCGTACAATGATGCCATCGCCGCAGGAGCATCAAACGAGGAAGCTACAATTGCTATGCTTGCAACAGGCTTACCGAATGCTTATATCGAAGTCGGAGGCGGTGTCGAAAAGTTTAAAGACTTAGCAGGAACAGGCGTTAAGGGATGGCTCAGAGATTTCGCAAAAAGCACAGGCGAAGAAGCGACCGAAGAATTGAAGCAGGGCATTATATCAGAGCTTGTTAAGAAGCTGACGTATGCTCCCGAAACAGAGCTATTCTCGACAGCCAATGACGGTAGTGGTATTATCAATCCGATAAGAATGTATCAAGAAGCATTCGGTGGTGCTGTAGGCGGTGCTTTTGGTGGCTCTGTCGGTAAAGCTATAAACGTTGCAAGCTACACTGTAGCAAACAATATGTATAAGTCGGACAGTATGAGAGAGCTTATACAGAGCGGTAAGTATACTGAAATGCTTAAAGCACTTCCCGATTCCGACTTTAAGAACAGCGAGATAAGCAAAACGTTCAGTGCTGAAATGGATGAAAAGCAGACTCTTGCGAAGCTCAAAGGCATAAGCAACAGACAGCTTATCAAGCAGTACGATTCTATGGTTGATACGCTCAGTTCTGTGTCAGAAGGCAATGTTGCCAGTCTTGCACTTATAGCGACAGGCGATACAAAAACAGCCACAGAGGTTGCTCCTATTCTCAGAAAGCTGTATGACGGTAAAGTAATAACAGAGGAAGAAGCTAAGATTATCTCACGCAATGAGAACGTTGTTAATATGCTCAGTGAAACCACAGGCTTGGATATGACGAATTCTTCGTGGGAAGAATTCGTTACACTATCGGAGCAGGCACAGTTTGAGAATATAACAGGCACAAGTACAGGCAACGCTATTGCTGATGTTGTTCTTGGTAATGCTCAGAGGGCTGAAGCAGGAAGAAACTACATAGCAGAAGAACAGAACAAGTATGCAAACGATCTCTCAGGCACACCTACATTCACGGCACAGATAGGTGATGAGTCTGTTAAGATAACAGGCATAGATCACATTGAAAACGGCGAAGTGTATGTAAATCTGTCAAACGGCACAACGCAGGAGGCACAGAGTCTTAACACAGATGAAGTTACTACTGCTCTACTTTCCTATGCATCTGAGTATGATGCAAAAACTGCATCGGCATTTATCGGTGGATACACAGGCAATATCTCTGTTGGTGAGTATGCGAGAAGTTTTGCAGGAGTAAACTCGGCAGCGAAAGCCGGGCTTAGCTATGATAATATTGTAAAAAGTGCTCCGACTATGATAAACAACGTAGGCATCGATACAGCAAAAACACTCACAAAAAGCGGCAACGCATTTGCTTTAAAACAGGCAACAGCCGATATCGAAAACACGGTATCAGCACAGCAGAGACAGGCAACACGCAACGACAAAACCTCTGTAAAAAACAAGACAGGCGGCACTGTTACAAGAGAACACAGAATACTTGCCCGTACCGTATCAAAGGTGACAGGCTATACCGTTGTGCTTGTAGACAGCACGAACGTCAAAAACGGAAAGACAGTTAACGGCAGAAAGGCTATAGGTGAGTTTAACTCCACAAAGGGCGAAATCGTTCTTGATATAGGCTCTGATGATGTAGTAGCTACTACTCTGCACGAAGTTACCCACTACATAAAACTTAACGCACCGACACAGTATAACGCTTTGCGTGACGCTGTAATTGAATATGCGACAAAGACGGGTAAGATAGAGTATTATCTTGAAAAGTACGCAAATTCATACGGTACAGATAATGTGTATGAGCTTACCGAAGAGATGACCGCAGACGCCGCCGAAGCTCTGCTGACAAACGAGAAGTTCATCAACGAGTTGTTAAGCGACAAGTCGTTCGTCAACGCTGTTGTAGGCGAAAACAAAGGCTTTGTGCGCAAGTTCCTTGACACTCTGCACGATATAATCAGCGCTATTAAAGACTATCTCAAAGGCAGAAGCGTAAATCATCAGATAGCAAGAGAACTGTCGGAAGACGTAAAGGCGCTTGAAAAGATTGAGAAGCTTTGGAGAGATGCTTTGAAGGCGGCGGTTAATAATCATGCTGAAAGCTCGGCTGTTAAGCAAGATACGAAAAAATCCGCTACAGAGAGCGGAACAAAATTTTCTATTAAAGAAGATATGTCGGAGCAGGAACGTTACGAAGAGCTTAAAGATAAGTCTATAGTTGTCTCAAAGCCTGACATGAGCAAAGTATCCGATATAGACATTGAAGCATATAAAAACCTCAGCACCAAAGAAGCCAAAAAGCCGATCAGAAGAATTGCGGAGATGCTCGGAATACACAACGTCAATTACAAAAACAGCAATATCAAATTTGATTTTGCATTTTCGAAAGGCAGCCTTGATACAAGTCTTAATCATCAAAGAGAGTATGGCGGAAGTTACACAGATTATGCTGAGATGCTTACCTGTCTTGAAAAACTCATTGAAAATGCAGAGCTTATAGAAGTACATAAAAACTATAAGGATAACGAACAACTTAAAAGGACATTTGTGTTGATGAGTGCGTTAAGCGGCAAAGATGGTATTTATCCTGTTCAATTTGAAGTTAAAGAGTTTTACAGTAGCACCAAAAAGTTATATTTAACTGCTGTTCTGACAAAAATAAAAGAACCAGCCGTCGTAACGGAGAGCCACACCGATTACTCGGAAGCATCAACTCCGCTGGTAGCTGATTCTACAATCAGTTTATCACAGCTTTTTGCAAATGTCAACCCCACTGACAAAAGGTTTTTAAAATATGTGCCGGATAACTTCTTATCAGCAGAGCAAATCGAAGCAAAGCGTAAAGCTCAGAAGAGTGATTACAAAAATTACAACAGATATGTTGAGGTGTTTGAAAATGACAAAAACGGTAGCGACAACAAATTCTCCCTCTCCGAACCCGTTGAAGAAAAAGGCAATCTCATAGCTGTACATAATATCTATACAGATAAACTCGTCAAGTCATTAAAGCTCGGCGGTTTCCCGATGCCCTCAATAGCAGTCACAAAAGCGGATATGGGTCACGGGAATTATGGCGAGTGTTCGTTTGTTTTTGACAAATCAACGATTGATCCGAAAGCTGATAAAAGAAATAAGGTTTACGGTGGTGATGCGTGGACTCCAACATATCCGGCAATCGAGTATAAAGTAAGCGAAAAAATAGCGGACAAGGCACGAAAAAAATACTATGACTTATACGAACAGTACGGAGAAAAAGTCAGAGGTATGTATCGCTATGGCGTTACACTTGAAGATACTCTCAACAGCGAGGGTGGCGAGCAGAAAATGCTCAACAAGTTATACGATGATCCTGCTATGATGCAGGTGTATAGGCTTGACAACGGTATGTCGGCAGTAGATAATGTTGTAAAAAGAAGAGAACGCCAGACGCTCAACGAGCAGGAAATAGCGTTGTCAAAACAGCTTTTGTCAGCGTTGGGAGACAAAATAGAAGAAGCAAGTGCAAAGAACGGCGAAAACCCTCTGCCGATAAGAAAAGCGTTTTTCAACAAATATCACGATGAGGTTATCAAGGCTTTTGAGGATTATTACAAAAGCACCGGAACGAGTGTCGAAGAAACTGAAACAAAGATAGCAAACACAAAGGCGTTTACGTTTGTTTCGTCAATAGCAAAAGCGCTGAGATACAAACAAAACAAAGGCATTGTTGCCGAAGAAATCTTTGATAACGAAGCAACAGATAAAGCTGTTCGTGATAGTGTTGACCAGTCTGAGTATCAAAAATGGATTGACGGACTGTTTAAAGGTGCTGAAGAAAAGAGTGGCATATGGAACGGTAAAGATTTTTACACACCAAGCGGAAGAACTCGAAACTTTGATGCGCTCCATTACGAAGAAACTCTTGAGAACGTTGTTAAAGTAATGCGTTCCGAAATGAATGGTGACACTCTTTTTGGTGGCATGGGAATATGGGGCGTGGCGCAGAAAGAATACTCGTCTATTGATAAATTGAAATCAGACTCAGCTCGTTTGCAAAAAATGAGCGATGACGAATATTCAAACATAAAAAGTGGCTTTGCTGAACAGCTTAGCGAAGTGACTAAGGCAATCAAAAACGATTACTCCGGTAACAATTTCATTGATAGTGATATTGTCGCAGGTAATATTGTTGATGCAGTAAGAGAGTCAAAAACAAAGTCAGGCATAAAGAGCTATCTAAAGGAGTATTATCCCGATATAACCGATACGGCTGTAGATGATATCGTAAACCTTGTTCACGGCATTATGGAAATGCCGACAGGATATTTTGAAGCCAAGCCACAGAGAGCGGTACGCTTCGATGAAGTCAAGTATGCTGTTGTGCCGGAAACACTGGACGAGAACATAAAGAAACAGCTTTCCGAGTACGGCATTCAGGTTGTCGAGTACGAAAATGGTAACGAGAAAGACAGAACAGCAAAACTTAATTCGCTTGACGATGTTAAGTTTTCTATTTCTGAACAGACATCTGCTGAGTATGAAATGCTCAAACAGGAAAACAATGATCTCAAGGCACAGATAGAAGCATTAAAAAAAGAGATGGAATTGACAAGCGGTCACACTGTAGATGCCGAAGCAGTAAGCAAACTTGCCAAGAGATATATCAGAGAATACAAGAGCAAAGCCAATGTTGAAGAAGTGTCTGCAAAACTCAAACAGATTTTTGAGTACATTGCGAATGAAGATGCAAATGCCGAAGAAGCAAACAAGGCAATGTTTGAGCTTGCAGCACAGATAGTCAACAAGTCGGAAACGCTGAACGCTGAAATGCGTGATACATTCAAGGATGAGCTTGACATTATTCGTTCAGCGAGAATTTACGTTGACGATGCAACTAAAGCTGAGATAGAATCTCTGTACGGCGATTACAACACCTTCCGCAAGTCAATGTTCGGCAGAATGAAATTGACTACCAACAAAGAAAGTCACGGTCAAACAGTAGATATGCTTGTGCAGGAGCTTGCAGAGCTTGCACCGGGACAGTTTGATACAAACGTATCTGAGGGAGAATGTCTTGAACAGCTTGTCAGCTTTATAGAAGCAACAAAGCCGAGAATAGAAAATCCCTTCGGAGATTCTGTTGCTGAAGCGGCAAGCGAGTTAGCGTGGCAGATATTTGACGATTACTTCGATACTCCCGAAGTTAAAACGTTTGCCGACAAATACGAAGCAAAACTGCAGAAGGTTATCAACGAAAACCGTATAGCGAGAGCCGAATTACGCAAGGCTGAAAGGGCGAAAGCGAAAGCATTTTACGATGAAAAGCTCAAGGCTCTGCGTGATGAGAAAAACGAAGCTATAGCTAAGTTACGCAAGGAGAAAAACGATAAGTACGATAACGATATTAAAAATCTGCGTGATGCCAAAGACAAGAAACTGAACGATGTCAGAGCTGACCGTGATGCCAAACTCAAGGCTCTGCGTGAACATTACAGAGAACAGCAGAGAGAGAAGAGAGAAAACGCTGCCAAATCTGAACTGAGAGCAAGGATAACTACCGAGTACAAAAAGTTGTACAAGGATCTAACATCAAACAGCAAAGAGCATCACATTCCTGAAGTGTATAAGGAAACCGTTGCAAACGTGCTTGCAAGCATTGACCTTATAAGTAAAGCATCAAAGGAGAAAGCGGCTAAAACAGGTGAGGTTACAAAGGTTGCTGAAAAATTGAACAATCAACTGACGGCACTTGAAAACTTCATTTTGAATTATTCAATGTATGGAAACAAAGATGACGGCACGAGCAGTGAACAACTGTACAATTTCGACCCCGACCTTGTATCCAACATTCAAAAAATCAAAGAGTATTTTAAGAGATATGCGAATAGCGGTACTAAAGCAATATCTGATATGAACATAGAAGAGTTAGAAGCCTTACACAATACGCTTAAAGCGTTGCGCTATGCTGTCAAAACAGCTGATAAAGCACTTTCTGCAAACATTACTCAGAGAATAACCGAGCTTGCTGAGAGTTCTATTTCAGAGATGGCAACGGATAGGACAAGAAGTCCGTTTAACAAAAACAAAGCGGCGCAGGCTGTCGGAGCGGTTGATACTTATATCAATTCTCAAATGCTTGACGCAAGGAGCTATTATCGTGGCATGGGCGATTCAGCATTTGAAATTTACAAGGCATTCCGCTCTGGCTTAGATTCCTTCATCAAACACACGCACGAAGCACAAGATTACTTTGCAAAAGTGCGTAAAGACAGTGGCTATACAGACAAGCAAATAAAACACCTTGTGGACGATTACAAAACCTATACCGTATCACACGGCGAAATAGCAATGTCAAAAGCACAACTTATGTCGCTGTATTGTCTGTCGAAACGTGAACAAGCACTCGAACACATCTACAAAGGTGGTATCAGACCGACAGATCTTAAAGGAAAACGGCAAATAAAACCCGTGATGATTTCACCTGACGAGCTTTCAAGCCTACTGAAAAATCTTAACAGTAATGAAATAGCTATGGCTGATAGGCTACAGCAGTTTATGGCTACCACTTGTGCAGAATGGGGCAATGAAGTGAGCATGGCTATGTATGGCTACGCAAAGTTTACAGAAAGAAACTACTTCCCAATAAAGTCATCTGACACGAAGATACGGACAAACGATCAGAATTCGGGTGGGGACGCTGGCCTTTATTCAGTGCTTAATTACGGCATGACAAAAAGCCTTGTCAAGAACGCAAATAATTCTATTGACGTGGGAGATATTTTTAGTGTTACAAGACAGCACATTGAGGAAATGAGCAGTTACAGTGCCTATGCATGTGCCGTTGCCGATAGTATGCGTTGGTTCAATTACAACAATCGTGAAACAGGCGAAAGCGTAAAGCAGTCTATGCTTAACAAATTCGGCACGAACGGTAGCAAGTATTTTATTGAGCTAGTGCGTGATATCAATCGCAACAAGCCTACGGGAAATTACGGCGGTGAAATATCAAGTGTACTTACATCCGCTCAAAAGGCGGCGGCTATAGCTGGTAACCTGTCAGTCGTTGTACAGCAACCTACGGCAATTGCGAGAGCTTGCACCGAACTGTCGCTCGATTTAATCACAGAGGGAATAGCAATATCAGCTACGCACATCAAAAAGTCGGTACAAGAAGCTCAGGCACATTCAGATATTGCATGGTGGAAATCGCAAGGCTTTTTTGAAACTAATATGAGCAAATCAATGGACGAAATTATCACAGGAAGAAGCACTGCAAAGGATAAGATCGTTGAAATGGCTATGAAGCCTGCCGGACTTGCCGATGATGTTACATGGGGAGCAATATGGGAAGCTACAAAGCTGTGGACAAAGAAATTCCATCCCGAAATAGAAGTTGGTTCGGATGAATTCTTCAGCATCACGAAAGAGAAATTTGATGATGTTGTCGATCAGACTCAGGTTGTGGACAGTGTACTGCACAGACCGATGATATTGCGAAGCAAGAACGCTTTAGTTAAGATGGATATGTCCTTTATGGCAGAGCCTCTTAAGTCAGCAAATCTGCTCAGAAACGCTATCGTTGATGTAAAGAACAAAAAGCCTAACGCTACAAAAAGACTGATCCGAGTATACGCATCCTGCGTAATGGCAAACGTTTTAGCGGCGGCGGCGAAAGCTATCGTAATGGCATTCCGTGATACAGGAGATGATGAGTGGCGTGAAAAGTGGCTTGAGTCATTCGTGGGAGATTTGCTTTCCTCGCTTAATCCTGTCAGCATCATTCCGTTTGTCAAGGATATTCTCACGTTACTTGATGGTTATGATGTTGAACGTATGGATATGTCAGCAATCTCAGGAATTATCAAGTTCGGACAGCAGATGGCCACATCGGCACAGAAGGGGGAGCTTGATACATCGCTCAGTTTACAGAACGTTTATAAGCTGACAAGGTATCTCTCACGGCTTGCAGGCATTCCAGTGTACAACGTTCTCAGAGAGGTTGACACTATCATTGACATCTTCGGAGAGCCTATCTTCCGAGCATCACAGGCAACGCCCAATACGGAGAGATACGAAACTCTGTACAACGCTGTGATGAAAAACGATGAAGCCGAAATGCAGAACGAATATGACAGGCTCAGCAAGACACAGAGAGAAATTGAACGACGGTTAAAGTCGAAAATAATTGATGACAGCAAGGGCAACAAGATGTTCAATGCGGATGTCGATAAGGCGGCTAAAGCAAGAATAAGCGGAGATGTTAAAACGGCTGTAGAAATTGTGAAAAACCTTGCAGATACAACGGCTCTGTCGAAGGATTTCTGGACAGCTTGTGTAAATGCGAGAGTAAACAAAATCAGCAAGGCACAGGAAAACCGCACACAGCTCATCGAAGCAGGCATATCCAAGCTGACGGTTGACAATATGAGCGACACTGAAGTAAACGAGGCTCTTAAGAGTTACGAAACCGAAGCAGACACATCTACAGCAAGTGACTTAAACGAGGACACCAATACCGAATCGCTCTACACAGCCGATGATTTAGTCAAGGCTCTGCAGGACGGCAACGAGTCTGATTACAACACGGCATATGACGATATGGTGTCCACAAAGGCTGTATCTCTGATAATGCAGGCAGAAGCTGATAACAAGGAGCTTACTGCTGACGAAGCAGAAGAAAAGGCTGAAAGCTCGATCAAGTCGGCAATTACAAAAGTGCTTAAACCTTTAATGCGTGAGCTGTACAAAACCGATAAGAAAAAGTTTAACGAAATGAGGAAGAAAATCATCAAAAAATTTGGTTATACATCAAAACAGATAACAAAATGGTTGACTTCCGAAGAATAATAAGCTATAATAAAAACGTAGCCAGATCACCTCCTCAAAGATTGGCTACGTTTGGATTGAATGCAAGGCACACAGAAATGTGTGTCTTGTTTTTTATATAAAGAAAAAAGCCGTACATTGCTGTACGACTTTTTTCCACAAAAGAATCAGGAATCAAATATATGAAACTTAAAAACTGACAAAACCCACCCGGTTACATTTATGATTATACCACATCTTTTTTATAAATGCAAGCGGATTTCTGACCGTTTTTTGACCGTTTTTTCAAAATTTTTTATTTTACCTATGCAATTGTGATAAAATGTAAAACGGCGCAAAACCCTTTGGCGATGCGGTTTCACAGAACACAAACATAAGTTCGCAAAACATCACAGAACAACGTTTTCAAATCCTGTCACCTCGACCATAATCCTTGCAAACCGCATTGTTATGCGGTTTGCTTTTTTACTGACCGTTTTCTGACCGTTTCGTTTCAAAAATTTTGTTGAGTATGCCTACAGCACGTTCTTCTTCCTGCGGATATAGGTGAGAATATGTGTTCCAAGTCATCTCAACATTGCTATGACCTAACCGCCTTGCTATCTCCTGTATATTGATGCCTTCGCTTGCAAGAAGAGATGCGTGGCTGTGTCTGAAATCGTGTAGCCTGATGTGTGGCAATCCTGCCTTATCCGCAAACTCAAAGCCCTTGTTGCATACGGTGCTATCTCTTATACAATCTATCCCTCCGCAGATACGATAATCTTCTGTAAATTTTTTATCTTGCATTTGTCGTTGCTTCTGCTCTTTGAGGATAGTTTCAAGCGGAATTGGAATTTGTAGTGTGCGGATAGATGAGCTGTTCTTAGGTAACGTTTCAACCAATCTTCCGACTTTTTGATTTACACTTCTTGATATGCTGAGTGTATTCCCTTTTATATCGGACCATTTCAGCGCATAAATTTCGCCTTTTCTTGCTCCTGTAAAGTACGCAATGCAGAAGAAAACATAATAGCTCCAGTCGTTTATAGTATCCCTTTCTTCTGCTTGTTCTCTTGCAACGGCGATGAATTTCTTAAATTGATCTGGCGTATAAAAATGAAGCTCCTCTTTGGGCAAGGCTTGCGTATCTTTTTTGAAATTTCCGACAATCGTCAGATTGTTTTTCGGAATATATCCCATCTTAACGGCATAGTTAAGCATCTGCCTTAGCTCTGCGTAATAGTTTTGCTTTGTACTGATTGATACATCAATTTTAGCTATATCGTTTTTCCAAGTCTGCAAAGCCGGAACGGTCAGCTTATCGAGTTGTTTGTCTGCAAGATATGGTAATGTGCTTTTTACAAGGCAGTTTTTAATAGGTACAAGTGACGTTGCTCTTACCTCATTCTCCTTCGTAGCGATGTATTCATCGTACAACTGCTGTACCGTCATTCTCGCTGTTGCAGGCTTTTCTTTACCGATCTCTTCGAGCAGATCCTTTTCGGCTTGTTTTGCTTCTGCAAGTCCGTAAACGAGCTTTGCTCTGTTGTGTGGCTTGCCGAATTGATCAATGTAATTTATACGGACTCGGTACTGTTGCAGACCGTCCTTTTTGTTTTTTGTTTTTGTAATTGGCATATCAATTCTCCTTTATATAGTTTACTCCCGGCACGAGGTCGGGAGCTTTTGTTTTATTTTTCTTCGTTCTGCTTTTTACGTTCCTTGACTTCGGCTCTCCACAAAATTGCATCAACAATCTTGAAAATTACTACGGCAGGAACAATATAAAAGCCGAGCAAGACCGTTATTATTCTAAGTATAATACGCACAGGCTTGTTAACAAGTTTAAACAAATGACAACTGTTAAGAAGCAAAACCATTAACGCACCGATAATTAAACTGATTGCTATAGGTATCATCATAATTATCGTACCTTCGGTTGAGTGATAATTCATTGAAAAAGCCTCCTTTAAAATCTTAAGTTTTCAAGATTATTATACCACCAAATTTGGAAAAATCAACACTTTTCAATAAAAAAACGCCCTGAAGCCATAATAGCCTCAGAGCGTTCTTTTTTACTCCGTGTTCGGAGGTTGATCGCATCGTACAAATTCCTCGTTGACAACATAATCAACCATTCGTCTGCCGTGTGCATCAAGTTTGCGGTACTTCTCAATTATTGCTTGCTCGGAAATGCTTAGTGTTTCTGTAGTAGTTGTAAAGTAATCTGAAAATAAGTAGTTAATGTCGCATTCAAGTGCATTTGCAATAGCAAGTATGTTGTTTTCGTCAGGCTCGGAAATCCCAGTTTCATAATTGCTTATCGTACCTTTCCCTATACCCGATTTTTCACCAAGTTGCTTTTGAGTAAGCCCAAGTTCAAGTCGGCGTTCTTTGATTTTCGCACCAATCACGGAATCACCTCCTTTCACTTATTATTGTAACGCCAAAATCTCGAAAAGTCAAGATTTTTTGGACTAAAAATCCGAAAAAGATGAGATTTTTGGATATTATGCACAAATTTCGTAACCAAATTTGTTGGATTTAAGTATGAATTATTTGAGATTATAATCTTGACAAAATGAGATTTTCGATTTATAATTAGCTTAAGCTCAAAAAACTCATACAGAGTGTGAGAAATTCAGACAGAAGGAAGTGTGAAAAATGGTAGCTGATAGCATCAAAAAAATAATCAAGGAAAGAAGGCTTCTTCAAAAAGAAGTCGCAGAGGACGCAGGTTACACTTACAAAGTGCTAAACTACATTCTCAATGCAAAAGCTCCGATGAGAGAGAATGACATAGTTAAGTTATGTGAAGCTCTCAAGGTATCCCCAAACGAGTTATTCGGATGGGATGACAAGCGAAAGGAGGACTAAATGGACAAGCTGAAATTTGTTGCTGACGGTGGCTCGGAATTAAGAGTTATGGTCAGCGAGGCGGCATACAAGACCGTCAAGGACATTGCAAAGGAAACAGGGCTGTCGACAAAGGCTGTCGCTACAAAGATGATAAACTTTGCAGCGAAGCACGTTGAGATTGCCTACGAGGAGGAAACATGAGCGAAATCAGAGTACGCATACCGCAAGTGCAAAACGCAAGAGTGGCTCTCGCCATTTACTACAGCAAGTCGGAGATTGGCAATGCCGATATCAAGATGCTGTTCGGCAATATGGGGCAGGAGCGGATAACTAAACTCAAGGCGGTTGCAAGAGAGCGGATGCGAGAAGAAAACTGCCCGACATACAACGCACGTTATGTCAACACAGAGTGTGCATTCGAAGCGTGGGGCATCGATGTAAAAAGACTTACAAAAGGATTAGGCATCCTTGAGAAACTCGGATTGGAGGTAAAAACGAATGAAGGGCTATAAAGGCTTCAACAAAGATTTAACTTGTAGAGGAAAGCAGTACGCTGAGAATACTATTTTTGAAGAAGAAGCTGCCGAAATCTGTAAAAGCGGTATGCACTTCTGCGAAAACCCATTTGACGTGTTAGACTATTACGGTTTTGTCAACGAGAATGCTGAAATAAACGAATTTGCAGAGGTAGAGGCATTAGATGATTGCAAAACAGATGATGGCAAAAAATACACAACAAAAAAGTTAAAAATCGGTGCAAAGATAGGCATTAGCGGACTGATAAAGGCTTTTGTTGATTTTACGTTATCAAAAGCAAAAGCAGAAGGCACAGCAACGAACACAGGCATTTGTTCGGCGGCAACGAACACAGGCAATCGTTCGGCGGCAACGAACACAGGCGATTATTCGGCGGCAACGAACACAGGCAATTGTTCGGCGGCAACGAACACAGGCAATCGTTCGGCGGCAACGAACACAGGCTATCGTTCGGCGGCAACGAACACAGGCAATTGTTCGGCGGCAACGAACACAGGCAATTATTCGGCGGCAACGAAC